CGCTACTTTGCTATTAAGTAGGTAGTGTTCATTTATATCTGCATCAGCGTCTAAAGCATTAAGTTCACGATACTTATTTTCGTCAACATCCTGTAACCCCGGTTGCAAGATTTCCGCTGCCGTTTTAACTGCTGCTTCATCCATTTTTACAAGTGCGGGAGCTAAGTCTTCAACGTCGGTTAAGACTAGTCTAAATGCTTCTGTGTAATCAATTACAGCGGCTTTTACAGCCTCATGTGCTGTAATAAGGCTACCTGTCTCAATACCTGTCTCAGTGTCTTTGTTGTATATTGCATTTATTGATGCAAGAAGCGCCGGTGCTTCCGTGTTTATCTTGTCTTGTTGCGCTTTTATAGCGGAGTCTTGCAAAATAGTATGCATAGGGCTGGTTATAGACCAGTTTTCAATGTCGGTAAGATCAGAATACAACGTGCTATACGTGGTAACATATCCATCACGTTCAATTTTAAGTCGTTCAGCTTCAATATTGGCTGTGTCTAACACAGTTACTGCTTCCGTAGCCGCCGCTGTATTGCCTAGAATACCATCTAACGCTGTATTTATAGGATCAGTAAAATAGTCTAATACATAGTCATACCCAAGTTTACCCATTCCTTTTTTACCAAAAAACGCTTCGCCTGAGAGTTCAGGATTACCACGTTTTGCCATATCCCACGCAGCAGCAGTAGAATCTGTTAATGTTTTTATCTGCGCCTCAGTAAGATTATCACTAGTGTTATCTACAATCTCCTGCATGTATTCAGCTACAGGCGTAAATTTGTCTACAATCCCTTGGATGAACTCTGTGTCGCCTACATGGGTTTTAAAGAAATTAGAATTGCCTACAGAATCAAAGATATCTTTTGAAGCAGCATGGAACATAGCGCTAGACACATCTGCGCCAGTTAACTCTGCAGCAATACCCGAACTTATAGCGTCTTTAATGCCTTGGGATAAATCGTTAATAGAATTTACATTGATAGAATCTAAAAACCCTGACTCCGCTAATGCGCTATCTATATTGCCCATAACTGCATCTGTAGCAGCGGTTAATTTTAATTTTTCTGTAGTTGCGTCTACAGCCTCGCCCACAACGTCGGTTACTCCTGTCACCGCTGTTGCCATAGCGAAGGCATTTGCGGCTTCTCCTAAATCACCAGTTCTAACAAAGTTTGTTGCTCCTGCTTCAGTACCTGCAGTAAGTGCTGTAGATATCGTTTTCGCCAATTTTGGGTTTGAAATTACCCTGCCGACATTTTCTTCTATGCCCGGAGCGACCTGTGTACCGATTGTTTCTCCTACAAAAGTTGATCCCGCTGATATTACTGCGGCTTTTATCGCATCTTCAAGGCTCTCTCCGTCAACAAGCGCCTGTGTTCCAGACCCTGCCCCCACAAGCATAGCTTTATGCGCTGCTGATAGACCTTCCGGCCCTCCTAGCACAAACGCAGCTATCATTGCCGCCGCTTCTATAGGATTGTCTAAGGCGTACTCAATGGTATCGCCAACCATCTCCATTGCAGGCTCAAGAATCTCGTCGACGGCAAATTGTAAAAGACCTTCAACGAAATCTACGCCGTACCCAGCAATATCTTCAACAGCCTCAATAAACGGGTTAATAACTTGGTCTGATACAGAATTTCCCATTTATTTACTCATCGCGTTAGAAGAATTTAACATAAAATATAGGCGGTATCCGTCTTCACTGTTTTTAAATTTTGCAGGGTACACAGCAGAAGGAACCTTTAAGGCGTTCATTTTGTCTACTACTTGTTTAGCTAAAGGTAGCGCTTTAGCCATTCGTAAATCAACTGCGAGGTGTGTTATACCTTTGCGCTGGGCTTGCTGTAAGAACTTTATAGAGTTAGCTATTAAATTCTTTTTTGTGTCTATGTTGATAAGCCTAGTAACCGCTTTATTTTTATTTGCGCCTGTGCCTCGGGTAGTAACAAACATAGTATTGCCTACACGTTCAGATGCTACATTAGGTAGTGATAGTTCTTTTGCCAACCCTGCCAAAGCAGCTTGTGGTGGTACGTCACCAGCGGTACTTCCGGGTTGGGAAAGAATAACTGTTAGGAGTGCGCTGTCCTCTAATAACTCTTTATTGCTATCAATCGCTTTGGGATTTTCTTGCATTAGGTTACCTCCAAAATACTAGCTACAACGTGTAACCTGTTAGCAGTAGCGGCAGTTACTTTAAGTATTTCTGTAGTCTGTACAACTAGCGGAGCGGTCAACAATTCCACGGTCCCATTAGCGCCTACGGCTGCGACCTTGAACAGACTAAACACAGTTGATCCATTGGTCAGGGTAACCGTTATAGTGTCGGCGTTGCCGCTGTCCTCTGATACAAGAATAGACTTTACTATGGCAGTTGTAGCCGCTGCACACGTATAAAGTGTTGTAACACTCGTAGCGGTAAGGTCTTTCTTTGCATTTACGTAGGTATTTGCCATTAGCTTATAAACCACCCTATAGCTTCAGACTGCTTCGCCAATGCCTTATCGCGCAGGGCGCTGTCTAACTGGTTAAAGTACAGGCGCAGAACCTTATTAAACTCTTCAAATTGAGACGCTGCGTACTCTTCAGGGGGGTACGGCAGCGCTGGCGCACGAAACCCTACGACGTGGTTGTTATTAGCCATTACCGTCTCCCATCAGGACGCATGTCAAGTCGAGGCGAACCTAGCTGCCACTGCACCCCCGCTGTCGAAGATTCAACTTTCATAGACATCTGTCGCCCTCGTACACGCGTGTGTATCTGGTCGGTGTATACGTCAACAGGAGAACTAGCGCTACGTACAACTGTACCTGTGTTCACTCCGCTTTCAGACGTGGGGCTGTTATACCCAGACCCTGAAGAATCTAACGGAAGTAACGTCATATTTATTGTTGGTGTGTTACCCGTAGACCCCTCAAAAGACACGTCTGGTATCATCCTCGACACAAGCGCAAACTGATGACCGTCATCAAGGTCAAACTGGGCAGAGAGTATAAACGCAGCTATAGCCGCAGTGGTGCCCGTCTCATTGTCGTCAATCCCGTTTTCGTGGTCTACAAGCACATTGTTATATGTAGACGCTAGCGGATAGGCGCGAAGTCCCGAATCTAACCATGCGGTACGTGCCATAGACCCGTAGTACCAAATGTTTTCAAGGTAGTTATACACTACGTACCTGTCGATATTAGACGCACTAGCGGAACAGTAGAACCACCATACTTCGTGGAAGGCTTCGTTGCTGCCCCCAAACACCTGATTGTACTGCAGCGGGTTAAAGTCGGAAAACACGTGCTTACGTAGATCACACGGGAGAGGCTGTGTGCGTCCGTCATACTTATAGAACTTGTCCTTACCCATCCAGTAGGCAACACCGTTTGCGTAGGCTACGGAGTTCTGTGAGGTTATAGAGATTTGTTCTCCGATTAGCGTTGCGCCCCATACACCTGATTCTGCGCCTACATATTGCAGGGAATACAGGGACGAATCGGTCCAGACTAGGACTTCTTGCCGCGCTTGTGCAGACGCAACGATCTCTGTGCCACGGGATAAACGTAGGCTACCTGCCTGTGTCACAGCAGAGGGTGTCCAATTAGAGGCGTCTTCTTGGTCTGACCACCGGATCAACATAGGGTCTTGAGTAGCCGAATTAATTAAATTACCCCCAAAACAGAAGACGAAGCGGTTAATATCCGACACGAGGATAGAGTTTTGTATCGAAGGAACGTCAGTACCTGTCAACGCTACCGCTCTAGTGGTCAAGTCGCCCGTAGCGTCCCAGTAATATATAGCCCCGCCGCGATGCCCAAAGATCAGGTCTTCGCCAAAGTTTTGTTGCGTCCAAATACGCAGGGATTCTGTATCCTCTATACCCTGTCCCCAAGCACCAGACCCCCAACCAGAAGCGCCCCAACCAACACGCGGGTTTGCAGAAGATGCGCCAGTAGCAATCTGATACGCTCCTACTGTTGCACTGCCCCCGTTGCCCGAGTCAGATGAATTAGCGGCTATATTGGTGTAATTAGCGTCAGTTATAGTGTCCGTGCTAAAACTCTTAGCTAGTATTGTGTATGTGTTATCGCCTTCGATGTTTTCAATTTGGTACTCTTGGTTAAGCATAGTAGCAGTAATATTACCCCCCGAAGAGAACAACGCCGCAGCATCGGTAAAAGTAACAAAATCATTTGCTTTCGCACCATGACCCGCTTCAGTAACAACCAAAGTAAAACAATTTACCGTGGCGTTGTCGCTGTGGGCTGCAGCGGTTGTCGCAGTAGATGTGCCAGCGACAAGATAGGACGCCCCACGAGTACACCCTGTAAGCGTGTTACTGCTAATAGCCGAGTAGTCTATAGCCTCACTACCAATGAGGATTTTGCCTGTAGAGGGAAAACCTGTGGTGTCATCTAATATTATCGTAGTGTCGTTATTGTCTATCGCACCGTTTAGCTGATCTGCGGACGCTCCGAATGTAACATCACCCGCACTCGTAGTCGCTCGTAAGGGAGTGATGTCGTTGTACCCGCCACCGTTTTCTATGTAGAACTTTAGGTGCGTACCCACACCGATAAGGTTTTGGCTACCTAGAGTGATCCAGTTCCACAGAGAACGTGCTACACCCAGATAGGTTGCGTCTGATATACGGGTCCAACCGCCAATCTTTTCAGGAGTGCCCTGCCTAAACCGGATGTTATCACACTCGTACCAACCCCCTTCAGAGGTGTACCGTGTATTTTCGCGGTTAACGCCGGGTTTTAGCAGGAGCTTTTTTAGGGGCATATTACACCATCAGTTCAAAGTGCGGGGCATCAATAAACGGTCTACGGGACTGTGACCTACGAGTGTCTATATAACTATTCATGGCGTTCTCTGCGGTGCCATCCCAAGCACCGATGTCGTTAATCGTCCAAGCAGCGCCCCAACGAAGTTTAACCCCTGCAGTGGCAGCGGCCTCTTTCATAGCATCAGCTATTTCGTCGTAGAGGTTCAACTCCCATCTGCCACCATCAATATAAGCCATAAGATCGACAGCGTTTCCATCAATGTGCTTGCTTTTCATAGTTTGTGAGGCACCTTTGGCGACCAGAGCCTTCTGCTCGGCCATTGTCCTCAAGCCGCAAATCACGCTGAAGTCCTGTTTGGTGACGCTCATGGCGTATTTCACGACCGTTACCAGCCTTTCGTCTACACCTTCTAAGTTTGATAGGCTGCGTTTTCCTAGTTTGTAACCCATAATTATTTCCTTGCATATTTACTAATTGCACGATTACCAAACCAGAAAGCTAAAGTTGCACTGAATAGTCCTGCTGTAGTGTCATCCCACATAAGGCCCACAGCCTGCATCCAATCGCCACCCGACTGCCCTACTTTAATCATGATAACAACCTTTGTGGCTACAAACAGTCCGAAGAAGGCATAAGTAATAACAGGACGAACACTACCCCGAAGAGCGTTGATAAATCCGCCAGCGTCGATAGATCGGTCATGTTCGTATAACCCCTTTGTCTCCTCAATGTCGGCTTGCTTGTCCAACTCAACGAGTTTCATCTCAGAACGTTGTTGGGCTAACTCAGTCTCCAACCGCATCATCGACATGCGGTGCGCTTGTTGTTGATTGGCTTTAAAGTAATTTAAAATTTCCGGTAGAAATGAACTACCGAAACCTAAAAGTGATCCTAATAGTGCTATCATTTTTCATGTCCTAACCATACCGCGAACGCCCCAGTCATAGCACCAGAAACTACGGAAATCAATGAAGCCTGTTGCGTAGACAAGTCTGGTTGCATAAGTGCCCATTCAAGACATCTTATGTACATAACGGTCATCACCAACATCATTAAACGCGGCAGTAGCTTAAAGTGCAAAATTCTCTCAAACGTTAACGACATATGTTTCTCCTTAAAATCCCTCTGACAATCCTTTGAGGATGTCTTTCAGGCTGACTTTTTCTTTCGAGTTGGGCATGTATAGACATTCAAACTGCTTGGGACACTCACGAAAACTGAGCGTTGGGTAGTGATAACCCAAGGTGCCGTTCTTGCCTGAATATAAGCATACAAGTTCGCCCTCGTTGTCTACATATTTCCAAAGGTTGCATGTGACGTACTCAGGGTTGAGTAGCGATCCAGCCAGAATTAAAGGAATCAACGTGTTCATACTACAAGAACTATCAGATACATACCGCCACCGAGAATCCCGATGATTAATATAGATAGGCCGAGAATAGCCATATTGTTCTGTATTTGCCGTTTGGCCTCGTCAGCAGCAAAAGCGGTTTTCTCGCGTTCCGCCCTGATTTCCCGGCGCATCTCTAACATCTCGTCGTACGTCCCCCACCCAAATCGCATGTTAATCATTGCCGCAATCTCTAATTCTCGTTCCTTTAACGTCTTTTGGTGGATGAGTATCTGTAGGGCTTCCTCCTCGATTGACTGGCCCTGCGTGGCGCGTTCAAAAAAAGTAGGGTTCTTACGTTGCGTCTGCGCACGGTTAATATCAGCGCAAGCGCCATACCAACTTCCGAGCTGTTTTGATATACTTTCGAGTTCCTGAGCGTGGCCAATAACTTTTTTGATACCGGTGTAAGCGGCAGATGCGACAGCAAAAGCAGAAATAGGATCGATCATACTGCGCAATCACCTTTCTAGCATCCGGTCCATTTTAGCGTCGAGAGCATCTAGTCGGGCTATTAACCTGTCTATGGATGCGTTACTCTCAACCTTGGTCGAATATTCCTTGGCCATCTCCTCCCGTGTTCTGTTTAAAAGGATTTGGACGCGCTTTAGTTCTTCATGCTGACTTTTGGCCCACCATACGATGAAACCCAACCCTGCGGTTAGACCAACATTCCAAAGCGCGTCCATTTCCACTATTCCGCTGCTTCTTGTGCAGGGACTTCTAGCGAAGTGGTTAGCAGTTGCATAAACGCCTGCTTGCCCACCTGAAGTTGATCTAAGTTAAACTGGGTAGAGCCTATTTTTCTGTCCAAGTCTCCAACATGGTTCACCATCACCTTTTGTTGGTCTGTCAGTTGATCTTCAGTGTATTCTACGTCATTGATCTTAATGGTTTTTGTTTGTTTCTCAGCCATTGTGATCTCCTTTCGGGGTTGGGGTTAAAATTATTCAGCAGCCCAAGGCATTCCACTTGAGTTAGCTGCTGCTGCAGTAATAAGTGTCAGCATCAACCCCAGAGCAAGACCAATCAACCCGATAGACTGCACCTGTGGCTGTGACTTTGTGCATGTCTTTTATGGACCATGTGAATGTTATTGCCATGTGCTATGCCTCCAATGCTGTAATGCGAGCTTCTAGCTCTTGTATTGTTTTGACGAGCAGTGGCACAAGTTTGGATTGATCTATGCCCTGCATTACTGCAACGCCATCATCATCAACTTTATCTTTAGTGCCAGTAACGCACTCAGGTACAACTGCCTGTGCTTCGTGCGCTAAGAAGCCCTCTACTGTTTTGTTTGCAT